ATTGTAATAGGTATCACCAATGTTTAACCACAAAGTACCATCATCAGTTAGTATATTTCTTACTTCCCTGAATACTTTAACCATCTCCTCAACATATTGTTCAGGAGTTTGTTCCTGTCCTATTTGTTTCTCTTCACCACCATAATCTCTTAAACCATAGTAAGGTGGAGATGTAACACACATCCTTGCACTCTTTGGTAGAAAACCACATAAAGTCTTCCTACAATCACCAAATAAAATTAAATCTCTCATTGAATCCATTGTGGTTTACGATCAGGTTTACGAAGATAATTATCCTTTACCCAAGGCTTTGAATTAATATACTTTTGATATGCAGTAAAGGTATCAATAGTTGTATCATGTTTATACTCATCAGGCATTGCTCTTGCATATGATTCAACCATACAATAGCATGTAATTACTTCTCCTGCAAATTGATGGAATATTTTCTTTGCTTCAAACAATGCTTTATGACATCCATGTAACTTACCATAGCGATATGTATATTCACCAGACAATGCACATCCATGTTGAATTAACCATGCAGTATTGTATATACTTGCTGCTGCCCATTGAGTACATGGATGATTACGAAATGCCCCCTTTTCAACCTTGAAAGGGGTTCCATCCTTCTTCTTAACTAAATCATCACCCCAATCATAATACCAGTGTGAGAAGACGATAGAGAGCATTTGACATGTCTCTAATGGCATCTTAACTACATGCTTATCAGGCAATACTCTTGCAGATACATGTGGATCAGGATTAGTTACAAAGATATTCATTGGTAATATGAAGGTTTATAATCACTTTTATCCCATCTCTCTAATATCCAAGAACTACTATTGATCTTATTAGTACCACCAACACCCCATCTAAACTGTACTCTATCATCATCTTTGAATTTAATATACTCTGGAGTATTCTCATTGTGTCTATCCCCACCATTTGCAAAGATAACACCATCATATACCTGCAATGCCATATCAATAGCATCACAAGCACTATCGTCATGATCTCTAAACTCAATAACCACATCTACACACTTAAGTTCTTTTATTATACTCACTCTTTCATCAATCGTCATGAAAGGTTTACCCTTTTTCCTTGTCAACCAAGCATCAGAATTAACACCCACACACAATGAGTAATCCCCTATCTCTTTTGCTGCTTTAAAGTAAGCAATGTGACCACTGTGTAATGGATCAAATCCACCAGTGACTAGTATAACAGTTTTTTCCATTTAATTAATTGATCTAATGAACTGTAAGTCATAATCTTCAGACTCTTCAAAGTAATCTCTTGATTCTTTTAAAGTATTGTAACCAGTTAAGAAGAAGTCTGAAGGATCAGGATCACATGATGCTGTATATACTGCACCTGTGTCCTTAAAATTATACAACTTATCAGAGGAAATGCAACATGCCTTACCACTCTTCACATCAGATACAATGAAATAATCAGCAAGTTTATCATCATAATCTTTTGCTGCTCTTCTATTCTTAATGATTAATCCTCTGATTGCTGTACCTGATTTGTTCTTAAACTGTGTTACCTTTGACTCATAGGATACCTTATCTTTGGTAAGTAAGTCAACACCAGGTAAATTTACTCTCTTAAGTAATCCATTACTATACTCTGCAAGTGCCTTCTCAACCATTTCACCTGCTTTTGGAAAGCGTAGATTGTTGTCAGTATAACCTCTAATTGCATATAGAAGTTTGGATAGTCTATCCAACTGAAAAGTTTTGAAATCAATCATCTTGTAATAACAGAAATAGCGGGTTCACCCCTGTTGAATACGGTATCAACTACTGCCTCGACTTTGCGTGCTGTAGAGATCCCAACATTATTATACACTGGTACACATACCAATCCATGTGTCTTGTGACACTTTCCTAATCGGATCACACGACCAATCGTTTGACTAATGCTAATATAATCCATATTCCTCATAAACAATACTGCCTCCAGACCTGATACATTAATACCTTCTGAAAGGATGCTGTGATGTAATACAATAAACCTTGTATCATCCTTACCCCATTGATTCAAGGTCTCAAAGAACTGTTCTCTATTAACCTTCTTACCATCAATGATAGCACCTGTTTTAGCAGTAATATACATCCAATGATAACCACGAAGTCCTAACTCATAGCAAAAATCAGATTGAGATACAAGATTAACAATCTGTTTAGTGGACTTGGCACAAATAAGAACCTTATCTACATCGAGTCTGTCGATAGAGTTGAGCATTTGCTCTGATTCAACATCAGCAAATATCTCATCTTTTCGCATTAATCGAGTCTTATATACCTCAACTTTAGGTGGAAGTATGTAACCTTGCTCAACTAATTTAGGTGCAGGTACATTACATATAACATTACCAAATATATCAGTATTATTCATACCAACTTTAAATGGTGTTCTTGAATGTTTAGGAGTTGCAGTAAAGAAATAAGAACGTAGAGCATTGAATGGTAGAGAATAATGATCTACAGACTCAATAAAGTTCTTTTGTATTGCGTTATGTGCCTCATCAAAGTATATTGTATCTACAACAACGTCTGCCTCTACCAATCTATGAAGTGAATGATATGTTGTGAAGATGATCTTATTACCCTTACAAGATTTCACCCACTTCTCAATCATATCTGCTTTAGTAGTGCTGAAGTGTGATGTCTCACCACTGTGGACGTGCATCACTTGAATATATTTGTATTTCTCTCTTATAACTTCCAGAAATTCAGATGATAATTGCTCTGCTAACAGGATGCGTGGAGCAACTACAACAATAGTAGGATGAGTAACATCATCATATCTTCTAATGGCATCATGTATCATGCACATGGTCTTACCACCGCCTGTAGGAACAATGACTTGTCCCTTATTATTGCGTGCCATAGATTCCAGTGCTTTCTTTTGGTGTGGACGTAATGGCATCACTTAATCATTAACATGAACATATTATAGCATTAAAAAACCCCCTTTCGGGGGTCTTGTGACAGTTATAAAAGTGTGTACCAACCTTTTTGAGCATTAAATGATATGTACTTTAAATCTCTCAATTTTTGTAACTCACCAAGTAGTGTTCCATTAAAAGATTTTTTACTCTTAAAATTACTTACAGTTTGACGAATTGGATAAACAATATTAGATGCTTGATCGAAATTGAAAGCAATACCCTTATCAAAGTTCTGCTTAAGGAGATTCAAAGTCATTTGCCATAGTTTTTTTCCTTTGGCAGGGGCATCAAAATTAACTTCATACTTAACTGGTTTATTATAATCATCCACATCTACAATTTGAGGTGGACGAGTTCCAAAAATAAGATACTTACGAAGTTCAGTTCCAGAACCTTCAAGAACCCTATCAAGATTATTAAACATTTCGTTTAAAGTCTTTATACGATTATTGATACAAATTTGAATTCCATCAGCAGAATCAATATTAGATGTATTAACATAAAAATTCAAAACTGTTGTAATTTTGTTTCCTGCATTTTCTAGGAAAGTTGGCCAAAAGTCACGAATGAAAACTTCTTGACTTGCTTCAAATAAGCGATAGACCCTAGTTCCAGTAATTTGAGCTCCAGAATCAAGAATAGTAATGTTGCAATCATTATAAAAACGAATAACATTAGGTCTACTGTAGTTTGTAAGAAATTCATTCTTAACAGATCTATTAAAAACCTGCTTTTTAATATCAGTTCTTGTTCGAGAACTTTCATTCATAGCAAACTTATCAACCCACACATCTACATCTTGTTGAGTAGTAGGTATTTGTGCTTCAACTCTACGAGAAACCCAAGATCTTCCACGAATAATATAATCATCCTTTGAGGAACTGGTTCCATCTGGTTGTGGTTGGCATAGAAGACCTATTTCATCTACTACGTCCTCTACATCAAAACCTTCTCTAGTCTTATAAACATCAACGATCATATAACTATGACCATTATTACAATACCATAACCATCTATGGTTTCCGTTTACCAACCAGTCTTCTAACTTCCCATCTTCACGTTTTAGAACTATAGGTGGTAATTTACCTCTTTTGTATCCACGCTCCAAGTTTTTCTCAATTACAGAATAAACTTTAGCGTCATTTCCTTTTTTACGTCCTACATTCTTACGGAGTTTAAAATCTCCTACAGAAACAATAGTTGTATGATCGTATTTTGCAGAAAAATATTCTGGTCGAATATAACCTGCAATTTCTTTTTCAAGTTCTTTATACTCATCAATATTTGTTGGATGAGCAATATATTCTGAAGGAATATGGATGTCGTCCAATACTTCCTTATCAGTATAACCAAAACCTTTCGGTGTCATTTTAAATAATGCAATTTGTCATTTGTGTGGGAAATCCTTCCCAATCACAATGCTACTATAGCATAAAAAAAGAGGGTGTCAACCCTCCTCCCCTTAAGAAAATATAAAGCTTCCCGTACAAACCATACAAAGGTATGTAGTATAATCAAGATTTTAACTTATCTTTTACAAAATTGAAGGATACTGCGATTCTTTTTTGATCTGATCCATTTCTTGTGACATAATGGTCAAGATATCCTGGAAAAATATAATATTTTCCCTCTTTCGGTGGAAATGATGTAAGATATGCGTTTATATTTGATCTATTCAGACTTGGTCTAAAACATATACTACCTGAACCTTTAGGAACAGCAACATAAAATACCCCAGAGGCATATGCTAAATCATGGTTATGTGTATTGGTACTCATACCTTTCTCATGTATGTGTCCCCAATAATCATTAATAACTATCCTTTCTCCAGTAATATCATAAAAATCCTTTATCATCTGATCTATTATATGATCTACTATCGGATTAGGTGGACAAGTACTATCTTCATAAAATGTACTTGAAGGATCACTACTTATCCTATTAGAATAGTTATCTAATAATATTTTTGAAAGTTGATCTAAATCAACATCAATTTCACCCTCGATAACATTTACTGTTGCTATTGTATTTAATTTTGCCATCAAAAGAATTGTTCGACTCCTATAGGTTCACCAAAACTATAATCATACTCTAAAGCATCAGCACAAACATAATGTGGATGATTGTTCCTCACACCTAACCTAGCACATAACTCCTTATGGTTATCAGGCATTATCTCCACAGCATATAACATGTTGTTCAATACATGCTTTTCATTATGGTACAAGCAAAGTCTCTGCTTTAGTCCAAATAAGAAATTGCCACACCCTGCTGAATTATCAATGAATTTACTGCTAGAATCTTTCAATAAATCAATATCAATATCATCTATCATAGATTCAACAAGTTCAGGTGGTGTGAATACCTCTTGCGTTTCCTTTATTCTTTCATCAGATCTCTCTATATTAGATCCAGATTTTATATTGTGCTTATTCTTTTTCATCTAAACATTTGATATAAGTTGTAATCAAATCATTCTTACCAAAATGATAGCGACCATTACATTCAGTTGCAACCTCTCTAAATCTAGGAGCAAACTCAACAAGATTCTTGATAACTTCTGGTGAACTAACACTCAAGAAATGATGTCCCTTTGCATAATGAGTAAAGTTCTCGGTCTTAACTCTTCCACTAGGTCCACATCCATACTCACCAACAAAAACATCTGCTTCAAATCTATCTTTATAATCTAGAAATTCAAAATCTGGATGTTCTCTGTGCATAGGAATCTCGTTCACTCCCTTTGCAAATCTCGATGTGTTTTTTACTTTCCAATACTGCTTTACAGCATTAATTCCACCAGGAAACGTAGCATTATCTAGATCATCATCCAATTCACAATGTAAATGTGATACAATCTTATTTTGAGACGAAGGTTTCCTCACAGATGTAGGTAACACAAACCTAATATCATCTGTGATCTCTGAAGTCTTATTTAAGAATTTGATAGCGAGATTACCACCTGATCCGTATGGTGGATTCCCTATCGCCATAGTAAATTTCATAAATCCATTGTATCAATATTCTACCTTTGTGTCAACATTTATATCAACATATAAAAATTCCATTGTCTCATTAGAATTATTAGCACCTTGATGCAATTCTTCAACATTAAAAATTTCTATCTTACCTTCAGTCCAATAAACTTTCTTATTTCTATCTATCCATTCTATATAACAT